CATTTAATCGTGCAATGGATGGTGCATTGAAAAATGTAAGAAACTTTAGAGATAATCTAAACATTACGGGTTTTTCTGCTTTTAAAATAGCAATGGAAGGCGCATTAAAAAATGTAAGAAACTTTAGAGATAGTTTTAAAGTTCCTAGTTTTTATGCATTTAATCGTGCAATGGATGGTGCATTACGTGAAGCACGAACTTTTCGAGATAATCTAAAAGTTCTTAATAAAACTTTAGGTGGTGGTCTAGGATCTTTAGGAACTGAAGCGGCTGTAGGAACTCCTACAATAGTTGATGTAAGACTTGTTGATATAAGCAAAAATGCAGAAGATATTTTATCTAGAATTTTTAGTAAATTAAATGTCAATAATACTACAATAAACCAACCACAACCCAAAGACAAAGAGGAAGGTTCATTTATAGGAAAGATATTAAAAGGTATTCTTGGAACAATTGCACTTGTTGCAGGAATTGGAATGCTTTCAAGTTTCTTAGATACTCCTATAGGTAAAAATATAAAAGCCATTATGGGAGATTTAAAGGATAGGTTTGTAGAAATGTTAAAACCTTTCTTAAAAAAGATTATAGATTATAGTATCGAAGGATTAAAAGTTTTATTTTTTGAACTTCCTAAATATTTCTTAAAACAAACATTTAACTTTTTTGGATTAAAAGAAATTCTTGGAAAAGAGAATGAAGGAATTGCTGTTCTTTTAACAAAAGGAATATACTATGGTGTTAAAAATGCATTTGTTGGTGTGTTAAATAAATTTTCTTTTGGTGGATTTAGTAAATTATTAAAATTTATTAAACCTGTAATAGATTTTATACCAACTACATTAGGAAAACTATTTTCTGAAATAGGTGATAAACTAATGTCTAAGATAGTAGCACCTTTAAAACTTGCTACTAAATTTATATCAAGAGCATCTTCTATGGGAACAGGTATATTATCAAAAATAGGAAATGTTTTTTCATCATTGAGTATAATTCCAAAAGCTATAATGAAATTCTTCTCTAATATGGGGTTTGGTGCAGGGGGAGGAATAGGTAAAGTAATAGGTTCTATTGCAAAATTAAGTGGAGGATCTATTTTTAAACTTCTTGGTACAATGTTTAAAAATATCGCAAAAAAAATTCCTTTTATTGGAGGGCTTATTTCTTTTAAAGATGCATATGATCGTATAAAAGGCGGTGACTTAATAGGAGGACTTGTTAGTATAGGTTCTGGTATTGCTTCGTTTTTCCCTGGTATCGGAACTGCAATATCTATCGGTCTTGATGTATTAAATATGTTTTTAGATAAAAGTGCATCAAATCCTAATTCTGCTGTTGCTAAAGTCAAAAACTTTGTAAGCGAAATACCTTCAAAAATTGCGGATACTGTCGGTTCAATATTTGATTTCTTTAAACAAGTTTTAGATATGATGAATCCTTTAAATTGGGGTAAAAAGATTTGGAATTGGGCAACTGGAAAAAAAGAAGACTTATCTAAAGAATTAGATAAAAATACTAAAAAACCAGAACCCCAACCAACACAACCAAATCCAGTTAATCCAGAATTAAAAAGTACTACAAGATGGGATATGCCACAAAAAGTTGGAGACGGTATAATAACTAAAAATAAAGTTGTAGTACCATCTTCATCTGATGACGTTGTTATGGCGAAAAACGGTGGACCTTTCGATTTGGCATTTAGAGAAATGAACCAAAAACTAGACAGTCTTTTAGTTGTATTTGCACAAGGAACACAGCTTATTGCTAATTCAACAATACAAGGTAGTTCTAATGTTGTTCAAGCTGTTGTTTCAACAGGAGGTAAACAAACTCCTGTAATGATTGGAGGTAGTGATCCTATTGCAAATTTCCGTGAAAGAGCTACTAAATATGTTGGATAAATACTTTTATGGCATCAACAGTTAAATATACAAAATCAGACGCAGATAGTAAATTCTACATACCAATGGATGGTGGCGACGGTTTAATAGATGTTGTTAATGATATGCCATGGACACTTTCTCCTATATCATCTCGTAAAGATGTTCCTTATATAGAATTGATTGAATATCAACAAACTACTGGTCAATTAATAGCATCTCTTATTTACTATGCTAGAGTTTTTGATAAAGTCAATTCTACAAATTTAAAAACAGTTATTGAACCTGATGATCCAGAAGAAGTTTATCGCTATAAATATTTTGCAGAACCTACAGGTTTTCGTTATCGTTTACCATATTTTAATCCTAAAAAAATGGCAAGAGGAAATACTTTTGGTTCAGAAGAGAGTCCTTTTGCAAGTCTATTAAAATTTGGAAGCCAAGCCGCAGGGTTTGGAGGTAAAGGTATTTTATCACTACTTGGAAAATCCGCAGAAGTTGCTGGAGCAGGTGTAGGATTAATAAATACTTCTTTACCAGGAGCAATAAATTTTGAAAGTCCGCAGTCTTGGACAGGTACTTCATTAGAAACAATTGAAGTGACATTTGATCTTTTTAATACAGATTCTGTAGAAGATGTATATCGTAATCGTCGCTTCTGTCATTTATTATCTTATCAAAATACTCCTTCAAGAAGAAATTTTGCAATTGTTGATCCACCAGTAATATACAATCTATTTATTCCTGATGTTGTTCAATTTCCTGCATGTTATATATCAGCATTAACCATTACAAATCTTGGAAATACAAGAATAATGGATTTAGGAGGATCTGCTAGAACAATTCCAGAAGCATATAGAATAGAAATAACTTTTACATCACTATTAATGCCTACACGTAATATTATGCGTGCATTAGAAAAGGGAAGAAAGGTAGAAGCTATTAGTGATTTAACATCCTTTAAAGAATCACTAAATAGAGCGTCCGATACTATTGCGAACGAAGATATATCTAATCCAAAAGCCGCAAAAGCATTTAATGATAGAACAATTTCAGATTTACGAAACAATCTAAATAATCCAGTTTCAAACATTCCAGTTTTTTAATAACTCTTAATATGGCTATAGATTTAAATACATACGACTACTCAAATATCTTTTCTGTTTATACAACTGAAGAAGGTTATGAATTTTTTAACTTGTTAAATGCAATAAACATTGATGGTGAAATAGATCCTTCGTTATATTCATATGACATTGCTTATGATTTTCGTTCTGTTTATGAACTTTCTAGAAAATACTATGGCACTCCTAGACTTTGGTGGATTATATTAATTGGTAATAATATTAAAAATCCGTTTGACTTAAAAGAAGGCACAAGAGTTAAAATATTAAACACATCAGTTGTCACACAGATAGTATCTCAGATAAATAATTCTTAATGAATACATCAGATAATAGTAATTTTTCTTTTAATGGACAAGATTATGATTGCGTAGTTAGACTCTATAATGGAGTTAACGACGTTTATTTAAACAATGTCGCATGGGATTCTTTAATTCTAGAAGAAGACATTTTTGATTGGAAAATAAAAGGTAGCATAGTTATAAACAGTCCATACGAATCTCTTGAAAAAGAAAGTGAAGAAACTATTAAATCTGTAAAAGCTAAAAAAGAAAATTTAATATATAAATTTAGAAATGATGGTAGAGACACTTTGTTTATTTCTATAAAACCAAAATCTGTTAACAAAAAAGGTTTACCAGAATATACTTTTGATGATAAAAAATGGTTATTAGAAATCGAAGCAGTTGTGTTTGATGTAGAGGATTTATCTAGTGATAACATAACAGACAAAAAGAAAAAACTCTTTTTTTGGGAAAAAGTTTATCAAATGATGACTGAAAAAGATTCTGATTTCTCTACATCAACTGTTGGTAAAAATTCAAATAAAACTAATATATCACAAATTGATAATACTGAACGTTCTTTAATTTGCTCAGAAGCAATTGCAGAATTATTAAGAAAAGATCCTGATTTTCAAAAATACTCTAAATTTACAAATGATAAAGAAGAGTGGGACTCTGGAAGTGAGCTTAATACAATGAATTATTCTTCTCCTGTAAATGCGAAATTTATAGATAACTTGGATTATATGTTACGATATACAACGGCATCTGACGTTTATAATAATGAACCTTGTATTTTTAAATTTGAGCGTGCAGAAAAAACCATGACGCCAAAACAGTTTTCTTTAAAACCAATTTCAAAATATTTCGAAAAAGCTGGTAAAGAGCAAAACACTCCAAAGGAATATCAAATTGAACACTTTTTCTTAAAAGAAAACTCTGATAAAGAAAAAACTCCTCCTCTTTTAAAATCACCACTCGGAAGCGCAGAATCTAAAGATGAAATTAAAGCAGATGAGTATAATATTATTTATAACTATCGTCTTGTTGATTTAAGTGGAAAGGATTATTCTAAAAATCTAACAAATTATCGTGTAGTATCTTATAATTCTTCATGCGGTCAATTTTGTGAAGAGAATAAAAAACACTCTGCTGAACAATATAAAGATTATTTTAAAAAATCTATTAGAAATAATGTGCTTACAAAAGAAAATGAGGATCGTCTGGTGTTTACACCTTTTATAAAAGACACACTTAATACACGCACTATTGTTACTGTTGCAAAAGATGAAGTTACTCGTTTATCAGAAGGTCGTAATAAATTATTAAATTATTATTTATTTTCAAATTTAGCAATAACTTTTAGCACTAGAGGGTTAACTCTTCGTCAAACAGGAAGATTTTTCGGATTATCTAAACAAAATTTAAATGATAAAGAATATGACCATAAATTAGAAGGTCAGTATTTTGTAACAAATGTTATTCATGTATTCAATAATAAAACACGTAATTATTCAACAGAAATTATTGGTGTTAAGGCACATACATATCAAGAAATTACAAAATTTGAATCTGATGATGTTCTTATTATAAAATAAGAAGGATTCCTATTAGTAAATACTACATATGTCTCAAGTTGTAACCGAAAATTTTCGTAAATCTCTTTATTCTTCTCCCACAGGAAAAAGAAAAAACGGAACAATATTTGATGATTTAAGAAATTCTTTAGAAACATCAGAAAAACCTCTTGATCGTGCAGTTCAAATGATTGCAGAATATCATGGTCCGTGGACAGGTAGTTCAACAGAATTAACTAAGTTCTCTTCTTTTGTTGGCGGAAAACTTGGTAATGGGGGAAAATCAAAAAATCAAACATCGGAAAACTTGTATAGTGCAAAAGCTGTAAACAATGCTGTTCGACAAATGCCAAAATCAGCAGTTGGTAAATCTAATCCACAAACTTGTGCAATTATGCCAACCCCATTATTACGTGAGTTTTTAAATCAATCACAAAAGATGCATCCTGCGATTAATGCTTATATACAAAATAACATTGATACATATCCTTACTTTCAACAAACAAGTGAAGATGTTGGTTCTTTTGCAAGCATAGCACAAAATAAAACGTCTGTTGATCCTATGAAATGGCCAGACCAAAATGGTGTAAACTGTTTAGATACAAATTCAAGAATGAATAAAAACACACAATTAAAAATGGCAAATTCTATTTTTAATTTAATGGACACTTCTAGTAATCTATTAAATACTTTATTTTTAAGAGCAATGCCAAAAGGAAATAACATGTCTTTTATGCATACTGGTTACTCTAATGAAGCTCCTATATCACATGGTCATAATTATACAATGGACGTTTTTAACGGCCAAAGAAATGTTGATGCACTAGAAGGTGCAATGGCAGCAACCTTATCTCTTGCAGGCGACACGCTTCGTCTTATAAATAAATTTTTCTGTATTCAAGAGCTTGCAAAATACGAAGTTGAAGGCTTTGAAATAACAATGAACGAAGGACCAAACGGCGAACCTGTAACATATATAGTTGATATGACAGGACGACCAATGAGTGATACTAGCGAACCAACTGAAAATACAGACCCAACAAACGATAAAGTAGTAGGCACAAAGCCTGAATGTAAAAACGAATTTGACTAATATGAATCAACAAGGATTATATAGAGGAATAGTAGTGCAAAATAATGACCCGCAACAAAGTGGTCGTGTAAAAGTTTATATTCCCGGCATTAACTTAAATCAATCTAAAAATTGGAATCAATCCAAAGAAGAAGATAAATTCTTTAAGGTTATGGGAGGAAATACAGGTTCTTCATTAAAACCTGAAGTTTTAAATAGTCAAAAAGAAAGACTTTTATGGGCCGAAGTTATGCTTCCTGTTATAGGAATGAGTAGTCCTGGGTTTTATAATGCACCATCAGATTCTTTTTATATTGGAAATGATTCAGACTATCTATCACAAGAGAGTAATAAAACAACTGCTGCATTTGATCAAGATAAACAGCAGAGTAAAAATAGACCAGAAAAGTCACCTCTTCCAAATTATGGTCAAGAACCAAGAACAACCTTAGATTTAAATTTTCCTATTAATGGTTTACCATTTTGTCTTCCAGATAAATGTGATAAAGATAAAAAGATTAAAAGTAATCTTAGACCAACAAACACAGACCTTGATGAAGTAATTAATGAGATTCCAAGAGAATTTATAGAGCAGACTATAGATTTAGATCCTCCTTTACCAAACGAAAACCGATCTATTATTGGAATTGATATTTCTATAACAAATCCAATAATACTAGTAAATGATCAGCCTATTTCAGAAGATAATCCTCTTTATAACAGAGAATGTTTTACTCCTATAGACACTACTGGAATGTTAACCTTTTCACCTCCTATATTGTTTGAAGACTCTGACGAAGAACCAACATCTTCTTATACTGATTTGCCTGTTGGATTAATTATTAATGAACAAAAAAGTTTACCTAGTAATTTTAGAGTTTCTTCATTTAATGATAATGAAATAATTTTTCAAGATGGTTCTATTAAAGTAAAAACAAATCGAAAAAATATTAATTCGATAAATGTTAAACATAATAAAAAACCTTTTGATTTGAATAAAATAACTGCACTCTTAGCACTGTTAAAAAAGGCATTTACCGCTAATTCAGGCGCACCTATTATGCCTCGCAGTCCTGTTACAAATGGTCAAACAATGATTTCTCGCGGGGGCGGGGGAGGCGAAATATTTAACAATGTTTCATCAAAATTATTACCAACAAATCAAAGAAAAGATATGCATCTTGGTGGCGCAAATAACGAATCAAGAGCAACGGTTAATCGTTGTCGTATACCGTCAAATGATCCTAATAAAACAAAAGGTGCAAACGTAATTGGAGATGTTTCTCAAATGCATCGTGGACCAATGCGTTCTCCAGATTATAATAACGACTTTAAAGGAATGGTTTCTATACCCGGTGTTGGTGCTCATGTATGGATTTATTTTGAAAATGGAGATTTGAATTATCCTATTATTCTTGGTTCTTTTGCTGCAAAAGCAGATTATAGAGGAATTTTCGAGTCTGCATAATTAAATAATCTATATGCATTACCCAGGTAAATACAGTAACGATCCAAACCAAGCTGATGAGATTTGTAAAGATAAAGTTGTTTTAAACCAACCCGCAGGAAACCTTGAATTTTTAAACACAAAAGATGAAGAGAGTGTAACAGTTACTCATAAAAGTGGTTCTCATTTAAAATTTGATAAATTTGGTAAAGATGAATCTATTACACGCGATAGTAGAGAACATATTTTAGGAGATTCTCTACTAACAATAAACGGTTCAAAAACAGAGCTTGTTGACGAAAATTCTCAACGTGTTGTTCTTGGAGATGTTATTGATACTGTTGGTGATGTAGCGCGTTGGCAAGAACCAATGCAAAATATTAAAGATGCATATCGCGAAGTTCATAATATTAAAAGACTTTTTGAAGTTAAAAGAACAAAAAAAGAAAATTCAATAGATCAAGCACCTTCTCAGAGTAAAGGCGGTATTCCTGCAAAGTGTACATCACATAGCAATGTTTCAAAAATGCTTGTTAGTTCTTCTACTACAAAAGTTTCAAAGAAAAAAGTGAATAGTAGAGATGTGATTAGTGTAACAGATGGTAAAGAAGGCTATAATAATGTCTCAGGAAGCGGTGGAGGACTTTGTTTAACCTGTTGGGGCAAGATGCTGTCACCATCATCTCAAGACGGTTCTTGGACCACAGAAACACAAAAGAAAACTATTGCTGCAAAACGCGAAGAAATTCAAAAAAGAGTATATGAATATGAAAAACAATTAGGACAAAATAAATGTCCTAATGGTGGTTCTTCTATTCAAACAATTGCAAAACATTTTATTCAAAATATTGGTCTTGTATTTAATGATTTTGAATCTTTCCGAAAAGATCCACACGGTAAACTTGTGCCTTGCGGTGTAAAAATTGATCCGCTTGGAACAACAATTTATACACAGTATCGCGACACTTCTCTTATTGAAAATGTGGATGTTGATAAGTTTCCTGGTGGTTCTTATGAATTAAATGTTTGTGACGGTTGGACTGTAACTGTAGGTTCAAATGGAATAGATTTTAAAACTAGTGGACCTCTTAATTTATTCGGTTCTGTTGTTAATATTGTTGGTGAAGAAGTTTCGATTGGTAGCAGAGGCGAACTAGCATTTGATGGTGAGCGTGTTGATATTACTGGTAGTGTAATTTCTTTAAGACCAAAAAAACTTTCAAGAACATTAGAAACTGGTGGAACTACAGAACAAGAACAACAAGTTTTAATTGACGGTAATTTAAATGTTGGTCTTAATGCAGTTATTCGCGGAGGCGCACACGTTGAAGGTGAATTATCACTTCAACATATTACTGCTCCTTGTGAGTATCATATCACTGAAAGTGACTTTACATACGATCAAAACTTTGAACCAAGAGTTTTACCCCCTCCTTCTCCTGATATTTGTTACTTTGGTTCAAATGGAATTAAAATTGAAATGGATGCTCAGAATTGCACAACTGATGCACCAAAGAGTCCAACATATGCAACTCTTTTACCAGGTGCTCTTATCGGTATTGCTATTGGTAAAGATGGTGGTGGTAATGACCACTGCTTACAAGTTTATTCTTTAGAAAGTCCAAACTTTGCTGTTGTTGATAAACACTATCACTATTTTAAAAATGCACCAATGAAACTCTTTGAAAAAAGTAGTAGTGTTCAAGCTAATATTGGTTCCGCAGGTGGTTCAGGTAGTGCAAATCCACATAATGCTGTTCGTGCAGTTGGTGCGAGAAATAATTGGCCAACTCCTGTTCTTTCACAACCTGTTCAAAATTCTAAAACACAATACACTGTTACAGATAAATTTGGTGGAAATGGATGTGGAACTTTACAAATAGATAAAACCGATTGGGATAAAACATCATCTGTAAGTGATTCTTTACCAAGTGGTGAAGGTGTTAGAACCCAAAAATATACTGATGTATATATTCAGCAACAGGTAAAAAGATTAGAAGCCGAATTAGAAAGCAAATATGCTGAACTAAAATCGGCTCTAAATGAATTAGCTAAATCTAATTGTTAATTAAAAATCTTCGTCTGAATCGTCATCGTCATCGTCATCAAAAGACACATTAAGAGAATTATCACCTGTTGTCATAAAATCTTCTAAAAGATTGGATAATGCTCTGCTTTCCAAATTATTTTGTGAATTTATAAGAACTAAAGAGTTTCCGTTTACGTCATATCCTAATAAAATATAACAATCTACAAATTCTGATAATGAGCTTGCAATAGCAGTACCTAATCGTTGTTTATCCTTGGCACTTAATGCCTTTGGTGTTTTTCTAACCTTTGAAGGTTTTTTATTGTTTACCTCTTTTAAAACTTTTTCAATTTTTTTAAGATCGGACTCTGAAGGATTGTCGGCGTTTTCATCCATATATGTATTTATAAAAATAAAGGATAAAATTTGGGGGAACAATGTTCCCCCAAATAATTTAAGAATTTTGACCGTATCTTGGATGTTTATGAATTAAACCTCGCGAATTTAGGTATTCTGAAAGAACTTCGATACTATCAGTATCTAATTTCATATTAGTATTTGTAAACCTTCCTCCGTCATAGATATGAATTGTGTTATTTTTGTAACATGTTACAAAAACAGTCATTCCACCATTATCTATGATAAAAGACCATTTACGTTCATCTTCTAGTGTGTATTCAATAGCGTCAATTTTATCTACGGTGTAACCCATATCACGTAAACGCTTAATACAGTATGATTTTGTTGATATTTTATTAGACATAAATTAAGATTCTTCTGTTAATGTTTCTTCTGTTAAGGGTTCTGCTACTTCTGGATATTCTGTAAATACAGGTTTCTGAGTCATGTATTCAATAATTTCACATACATCATCTGGTTCAATATCAGTTAAGATACGATTTGAAGATAGTATGTCGAATTCTTTAGAACCAAATTCAGAACGATTAACACTGTATGTTACAATGATATTTTCTTTACCTTGGTTTATGATTGCAGACCAACAGCGGCAATCAGTTTGATTATAGATTAGGTCAAGTCTTGTTATAGAACAATTAGAGTTCTTTACTTTTCCTGCGAATGTGTGATAGTCCATGTTATTTAATTAGTGGAGCGGTTATATATTTTAGGTTACTGTTTGGGTTTTCGACTTCAATGTACATGACACCATTATCATTTAATTTAATCGAAAAATCGTTTTTAAATTTCAAAACAAGTTTTAGAATATCAATATCATAAATCTTATTAGGAACTTTTGTTGAAACACCTTCTGCAACATGAATTTTAATATCATCTGTATGATTTGATGTTGAGTTCTTTTCACCAAAGTAAAAGTAAACGTCTCCGTCTTCTTGTTCAATATAGAACTTAGATGTTTCTGTTGAAAATTCCAAAGCTTTTTTAATATTATTAACTTTGTCTGAATTAATATTCACTTCATGGTGAATAGCAAATTGTTTGAATACTTCAATGTTGAATTTAGGAACTTCTACTAGAGCGTCTTCTAAAAGACGAATATTGAAACGAATTTCTTTTGTAGAAAAATTTAATGTATTCGTTTCTAATGAAATATCTAATGATACAAACATTTCATCTTTCATTATACAACTTAAACCTTTAGTAAGTTTTTGAATATTTAAACTACATCGTTGAATAGAGTCTTCTACATTCAATGGGCTATATGTATTATATAGATTAATAGTTTTTGATTTTGTTGTTGATATTGAATAGAGTTCTGTGCCATCACAAAATAAGGCAATCTTACCTTCTCTATTCAAATCATTGATCGGATTAATAAAGTCGTTTAAAAACTCTTTAGGATTGATCTGAATTATCATTTATAATTTCTTCTTCGGTTGAGGGTTCTAATATTGTGTCTTTTGACAGTAGTAAAGTAAGCGTTTCTACTGCTTTTGTCAACTTGTTTAGTTGAGTTTTTTGAGCTTTGATATTATTTTTCAAAACTTTAATTTCTGTGATAAGTGCATCACGAAATTGTTTTTCGTCTTCCAAATATGTTTTAGAAGCACGATTGTAATCTGGAATTTCAAATCCTCCTGTAGATTCGAGTTTTGTTGTTAAAGGTTGTTGCTGTGGCGTTTGTGTATTATAACCATTTGGCATTGGAATAAATGTCGCATTTGGTGGTGGTAATACACCAGCAGGAATGTTCGGTTCTACTGGAACATTATTATACTGCATCTGTGCAGGAGCTTGTTGTTGATATTGTGGTTGATATTGCGGCTGATATTGCGGCTGATGATATGCTTGTTGCTGATTAAAATCAGGTTGTTGTACGTAACCACCATGGCCTTCGTTTTGTAAAAATTTACGAAAATCAGTTCTATTATATCGCAGTCCACTACCTGCAAGTGTTTGTCTCATTTCTCTATCGCAAGAAGCGGCTAAAAATGCTATGTCTCTATTATCTTCCATAACATTATTTAGCCGCCACTTTTGAAATAATCAAAGATTAAACGTCTTCGAGAAGTGAATCTAAGTCATCTTCTTCAGCAGATTTAGAATTTCCCATAGGAATTTCATCATCTGCCGCAGTAGTTGTTAGATTGATTTTCTTTTTAGGAGTTTCAATCTCTGGTTCTTCTTCCATCTCATCATCTGGTGTTGATGATGTTCCGTGCCAATGCTTATCCAAGATAGCAAGAATATCTTCCTTACTTTTAACTTCTGGAATAAATTCTGTCAAGTCATGAGCCTTATTAAGAACTTCACGAATCTGACTTTCGTTTAATCCGATGTCTTCTGCATCATCAAATGTAGTTTCTGAATAGTTGTTGTATCCAGCCTTTTCAGTAACTTTGATAATCAAGGAACGACCTTTTTCAGAAAGATCAAGTGCTTTTGCACCAATCTTTTTAGACATATCACCAAAGATTGCAGAGTGAATCTTTTTGTAAATGTCGCTGATTGGATTACCTTCACGATCCATTTGTGCAGGATAAGGTATTGCAATAACTTCGCCAATCTTTTCTTTTGCATCTGCATCGTCGCCTTCTACAGAAACAAGGTATGCATTAACAATTTGTTTTCTTTGTGCAAGAAGCTTATATGATGCTTTTTGCTCAACTTCATCGCCAGCTTCTTTAGCCTTTGAATAATGTTCCCATTGTGTTGCTTTGAACGGATCTTCTTTAATACCTGCATCTTGTGGAGAACGTCCACCATAAATGTAAGCACCGTCTACTCTGCTTTTAAAGCCGACTTCTTTATAACTTACAAAGGTGTTGTTTACATCCTTAATATAAGGAAGGAGACGAATCACGTATGTATTGTTTTTCTTAAACTTCAAGAGTCTTGGGTCGCCTTTATAGCCTCCCTTTTCTTTTTGAATCTTAGTTTCTTCAACTGCTTTAACTTGGTTAATAATATCTTCTAGGTTTAATGACATAATTTTAATTTTCTTAATTTTTTTATTCAACTGATTTGATGCTATCGCTGTCAGTTCTTTATACTTATACTACAAATTCTTGTTCTCTGCAAGTTTTTTCTGTAAATATGCTGAGATTTTTTTCTTTAGTTCTGAGGAATATTCCTGTGTTTTAAAACTACCCCGATACTTGTTTAAAAGATAGTTTAAATCAACATCAGAACCATAATAAAGTTCAAATTCATCTTTTGGTAAATTGTTTAAAAGTTCAAAAAAACTAGGAATTCCAAAAACCGAATACCAAGAAATTTTATGTTCTTTTAAATGAATTAAACAATCGTTTTGTGAAACAGAACAATGTGTTGTATATCGTTCAAGAGGAATCTTTTTATCTTCACAAAATTTTGCAATAAACTTATAAGAATCTTTTATAAAGTCGAATTGTTCTTCTGGATTACTTTGTAAAAGAGTTTTGTAAAATGCAATACATGTAGAGATTCCTTTTTGACTACCATAAAATTTTAATGAGAAAAACTTTTTATCATCATTGTATATTTTATAAGGTGCATCAAAAAACGTCTTGTTAAAAAACGCTGGGTATCTTTGAAATACCTTTTCTATTTTTGATAGACTTGTTAATTTTTCAACATCTTTTTCTATATCAGAAAAGTCTTTTTTTGCTCGGAAAGGTTGATTATTATTAATTCTAAATGCTCTTAGATAAAGATTGTAAATTTGTTTTTGATTTTCCGTTAAACTCATTTTTAATTTTTTTAGATTTGTTAAGTACAGGATAGCGATGTGCCATATTCTCAACTATAGAATACCACGATGTTTCAGACAGTTCAACAATAAATTTTTTAAGTTCAGGATTTTTCTGTATTATAATAAACATAGTAACACAAGAAACTGGTTTGTTTGTAATAAGAGTTATTAGACTACCGAATTTGTTTATTAACTCTTCGAGTTCTTGGTTTATAATTTGAGTATTAGCGCACGGTGAAATAAAATCTTCATTGAACATTAATTTATTTAATGCGCATTCATTAAAGAATCAAAGTCTAAAATACTAGAAAGGTCTAGTTTATTAGATAAATCTTTTGAATCAGGTATTTCTCCTTCTTCAAAAAGTCGTAAAGTGTCATAATCTATGCTAAGGTACCCTTCTCCGCCTTTAGAACCGTCTCTAACTTTCTTTCCGCCAAATCTGATAATGCTTGCCTCACGATCTTCATCTGTTTGCCAAATGTTTACATGTGCATCAAAATCAGCAAGCTGATCCCAAGAACCTGCCATATTATCCAAGCCAGGATTATTCGCTTTATGACTACTACGATTAAGTTGTGCAACAGTTAAAATCGGTGCTTCAATTTGATATGAAATACCTCGACATTCTTGAACAATAAATTGTAATTCTGCATGTTTGGAATTTTGTGTTACCGATGGTTTAAGAAGTGCATGTCCATCAATACAAAGTAACTCAGGTTTAATGCCTTTTTTATCACTTAGTTTTTTAAGATATGCATAAATATTTTTTGCAGAAACACCTTTTGTAGGAACCTCTTTAATAATAAATTTTGAAGAATACTTGTTTTTAAAATTCTCAATATCCTTTTTATATTTTTCGATATTATCTCCAAGCAAACTAATTGCAATTCCAGTTAACATACCAGATATACGTTTTGCATATCTCATTTCGCTCATTTCTGGCGAGATGATAACAACGTTCTTATTTTGTAAAATTACATTTAATGCAATGTTTGCTAAAAAGATACTTTTACCAACATTAGTTTCACCACCAATATCATAAATTGATTTGCCTTCTTTTTGAAAGCCTCCACCAAAAGCTTCATCTAATGTTCGGTATCCTGTGGATATAAAATTATCTTTTTGTTGTAGATAATTTACAACTCTTTCATTTTCTCCAAAATAGTCTAAACCGAAATTATCAATCAGTGTTATTTGGTGAATCTTTTCGCTTTCTTTTTGAATCTCCTCAAGATTAAACTCTTTATTAGATGCTTTGTTATCAATAGCATTTTCCATAAGCAGAGAATATTTTCTCTGCTTAATAAAATATTCTGTGTTATTAACCAACTCACTTTCATTGTATTCAGAATCCAATTCACGAATATAACCAACAACTTTTTTAAGTGCTTCTTTTAAAGTTAAAGTGTTTACTCTTGATTTTAATTCAGTTAAAGTT